ATTTGATCGTGCCGCCGTGGACGGCGCGGCTCGACAAGGCCGATTGGATCGTGCACGTGCAGCGCTACAGCAAGGCCGCATACAAGTCGCTAAAGGGCTGGAAATCCGATCACGAGACGATCCAGCGGATCACGGGCGAAGACACGAGCCACTCGAACGCGTTCGACGCGCAGAAACTCCAGCGCGAGGGGCTGACCCGCGGCAGCAGCAAGGAGGAAATCGTCATCTGGGAGCTGACTTACCGCGACGAGAAAAACCAGTGGCGGGTGAAGAGCTACAGCCCGACGCAGCCGGACATCGAGCTGCGGCCGGAATTTGGGCTGCCGTACAATCAGGGCATTTTTGCGCGGGAAGCGCCGCCGCCACCGTATGCGGAATTCACATGCGAATTGAAAGAGCGCGGCTGGTATGCGAGCCGCGGAGTCTGCGAGCGCGTCGCGCCGTTCGAGGCCAGCCTTTGCAAGGACTGGAACACGATGAAGGATTTTCAAACACTGACTTGCGCACCGGTGTTTTACGCCGAGCAGGGTGTGCCGCAGAATGCGAATCTGCGGATGATCCCGGGCCAGATCATGCCGTTCAAGCTGGCGGCGGTGCAATTCCCGGGAATCCCCGTCGACATTTACCAGGCTATGCAGGGCACGCGCCAGACGGCGGAGCAACTCATGGCCGTGCCGGATGTCGGCACCGGTCGCAGCGTCGATCCTTCGAAGAACAAGACGGCCGCGGAGACCAACCTGATCGCCAGCATCATGGGGCAGACGCAAGATGCGCGGGCGCGGGTGTTCCGGGGCGATCTCGGGCGGCTGCTCAATCTCGCGTGGGGGATCGCGGTGCAGTATCAGCGCGAGAGCCTCGACTATTATTTCGACGAGGAGCTGCAGAAGATCGATCCGCGGGTGCTCGATGGGAAATATCGGATCGAGCCCAACGGCAGCGCCGACAACGTGAACCGCGCGATGGTGGTGCAGCGCGCCGTCGCCCGGAAGCAGATGTTCACGGGCAACCCGAATATCAACCAGCGTGAGCTCGATCGCAGCGTGCTGGAGGCGGACGAACCGCGGCTGGTGAAGCGGCTGTTCCTCAACGAAGGCACGCCGCAGGCCGAGCAGCTCGAAGACCAGGCGCAGGAAATCACCGTGATGCTGATCGGCTTCCCGGCGCAGGTGCGACCGAGCGACGACGATGCGGCGCACCTGCAGAGTCTCGTGGGCTTTGTGCAGCGGCGCGCACAGATGGGCGAGCCGCTGACGCCGGAATTTCTCACGCTCGTGGCGCAACACGCGGAAGCGCACATGACGGCGCTGAAGAAGAAGAATCCGCCGGTGTGGCAGCAGAAGGGCAAGCAGCTGCAGGCTTGGCTCACCCAGATCAAGCAGCACATCCAGCAGATGCAGCAGCAGGCACAACAGCAGGCCGGGCCGGCGCAGATGCAGCCAGCAGCGAGTCAGCAGCCGCAGGGTAATGTCGTGCCGATGCCGCCGGCCGGCGGGATTCCGCCGCAATTGGCGCAGCAGGCAATGATGGCGATGGCGGGAGGTGCGCGATGAACGTGGTCCGCTCCTGGCTTCTGCGGCGCTTGCTGACCGCGCCGCAACGGATGGTCCTCGCGGCACTGGCGGAGCCGGCGCGCTGGCAGCCGGACGATGCGATCAACCCACCGGAGGCGGCAGAGTGGGGGAAACTCCTTTCTGCACCCATCCTCCGGAAGATCGACGCCGCCATGGTGAACATGGCGAACCAGGAGGCGCAGCGCGCCATCACCGCGCCGAGCGCGGAGACGCTGCGGATGGCCGGCTACGCGCTCGGATTCCGCGCTGCCTGGCAGACCGCCAAAGCACTTTCGACGATCACCGCCGCGGAGGGCGGTGCAACCGAGGGGGACGATTCCACGGCATCGGCCGCCCTCGCACATCTCTCGCCGTGACCAGAAAGACCGCATGGACCTCGCAACCGAAGCCGCACCGACCGACACCGCCGAATCCGCCGATCTCGATATCATGAAGATCGCCCGGGAGGCGGATGCCGCACCCGAGACCGATGGCACCTCTGCCGCCGCGCCGCAGACCAATGACGGCCCGTCCGCCGCACCGGACGACAGCGCGAAAAAGCCGGAGCCGAAAAGCCCGACGCCAACGGAGAAGGACAAGAAGCCGGAAACCGCCAAGCCCGACGAAAGCAAGCCGGAGAAGGACTCAAAGGAGTCGGCGTTTTCCAAAGCAAAAAAAGAAGCGGAGCGGAAGGATCGCTCGTGGAAAGCACTCGAGCAGGAGAAGCAGGAACTGCGCGCCGAACGCGCGCGGATCGACGCCGAACTGCAGGGCCTGCGCCGCGAAGTGACCGACCTGCGGAAGCGATCCGTCCCCGCCACGCCGGCGGGCCCGGCCAAGGACGCCCATGGCGCCACGGCCGACGATTACGAGGCGATGGCGAGACGCTTCGACCGCGAGGGCAAAGAGGAGCTGGCCGATGCCGCACGCGAACGTGCCGCCGATCTGCGCAAGCAGCCTCCCGCCGCCACCGCGCCCGAGACCGACCGCGAACCGTGGACCGCACCGGAATTCCAACAGGAGTGGAAGCGCCACACTGACGAAATTCTGGCCTCGGCTCCGGAACTCGCGGATCCGAACCACCCGCTCACGCGAGCCGCGCAGTCGCTCGTGAATGATCCGGCGTGGAAGCGCTTTTTCCGCGCGCACCCCGACGGGATCAAGGCGGCCGTCGAAGTCGGCAAACTCATGCAGGCCGCCCAAGGCGCGCAGGAGTTGCAGGCGAAGCTGACGACTGCCGAGGAACAGCAGAAGAAAGACCGCGCCGAAATCGAGCGGCTGAACGGATTGCTCCAGCCCCGGGGCAGCCATCCGAGCAGCCAGCCGGGCGGCGAGAAGCGGTCCGGGGATTTGACCGACGACGACGTGCGCCGCCTCGCGGCGGCCGCCGACCGGGGCGAAGTCTGACCCGCCCGAGGGGGCGAACCTCTCATTCCATCACCATCACCCATTTTTGTTAACGCCCGAAAGGGCTTTGTATCATGATTAACACGACAGCAGTTTCCAACACGATCCAGCCGCACTACAGCAAGAAGCTCTTGGGCCGGGCCGTCCAGATGACCCGCCTGCAGGAATTCGCCCAGCAGGAATCGATCGAGCCGGGCAGCGGCGCCACCAGCGTCCGGTTTTTCCGGCCGCCCGAGGCCGATCTCACCGCCACCGGTGCGCCGGCCACGTTGGTCGAAGGCACCGCGCCCACCAACTACCGCGACATCGCCTATACCGCCGTCGATGCGACGTTGGTCCAGCTCGGCCAGGTCGCCAAGGTGACCGACATCGCCAACACGGTCGGACTGGTCAAATACCTCGACACGTCGATTGACCTGATGGGCGACGAGTACGCGCTCGATATGGATACGCGGATCCGCAACATTCTCGTCCACCAGTCGACGGGATTCAAAAAGCGGTATGCCCAGGGGCTGGCCAACTTCGCGGCGCTTGCGGCGGCGTCGCTGGCGAACGGTTGCCTGTTGCCGCGTGACTGCCTCGATGCGATGACGCAGCTCAAGCTCAAGCGCGCGCCGATGATCAACGGCCATTACGTCGCGATCGTGCCTCCGCAGGGCACGAGGGATATCCTCAACAACTCAGAATGGCGCGAGGTGGTCCGCAATAATTATGCCGACAAAATCTTCCAGGGTGAAGTCGGCGACCTGTTCGGGCTGCGCCTCCTGGAGGGGACCAACCCGTTCCGCGAAGACGAGACCGAAGGGACGGAGGCCACCACCTTCGATTCGGGCGACGATAACACCACCGGGTTTATTTATTCGACGGTCATCACGGGCAAAGGCGGCTACGGTACCGTTGACCTGAAGAAGCTCGGCGGCGTCGCGAAGAAACCGCAGATCATCATTGTCGACAAGCCGGACAGCGGAAATCCGCTGAACCAGTTCACGCTGGTCGGCTGGAAAGCCTACTGGGTCGGCGTGATGCTGAACAGCAACTGGGGCGTGACGCTGCGCCACAAGACCCAGTACGTCGGCTGACCGCTTATCTGCCGCAAGGCAGATTTTCACACCGGGGCCGGTGGGTTTTGGGGAATTCCCACCGGCCCTTTTGAAGGAAATTCTCCACCTAATTTCACCCTTTATTCGACTCGACCATGAGACACAGCACCGATTCCGCCGGCAACGATGCTCGGCCCACCGGAGACGTTTTTCCGCTGCCGACCCGCAGCGTCGGCTATCAGGCCGCCGTGTCCATCACGCGCCCGGCCAACACCACCGCTTACACCGCGGGCGATGTCATCGGCGTCGATGGCGGCACCGCGCAGGTCGAGACGGCCACCGCGGCCGGCACCATCACCGGCAGCGGCGATGCCGCAGTCATTGTCACCGGCGCGCTCATCGCCGGCAGTCCGTTGACCGTGCCGGTCGCAGTGCTCGAAGACGACACGGCGGCCGAGTGGGCGGCGAAGGTCCGCACCGCGCTGGGCGATGTCGCCGCGATTACGGATGCTTACACGGTCGGCGGCAGTACGACGGCGATTTCGCTGACGGCCAAGACGCCGGCGGCGAACGACACGACGCTGAACATCAGCCTCGATAACGACACCTGCACCGGGATCACCACGGCCGCCACGAGCGCCAA